ATATGTGATGAACCTATCGGTGTAGTACTGCGCTAAGTCACGAGCCTTGCCGACCAAATAGTCAACCTCAATCTTTTCTGCCGTTGTGCTATTCTCGGAGTTGTGCTTGAACACCCCACCGTTGCCGATGGTATAAGCAGCAAAAGGCAAGTACTCCACCATCGCGTAGTGAATCAACATCGGCTGCAAGTAATCATTCACCAACGCCAAGTAAGGGTTGGCAAGAGTATTGGCGATGATGTCATTGCTGATCTTGTCGTAGAGTTTCGTTCCCGTATAGTTTTGCAGGTGTATCTCCTGCGCAATCTTAATGAACTGAATGAACTTGTCCGTGTCCACGTTACCGCCTATTGCGGTGTTGCGAACCAAGTCCTCTCGTTTAATCCATAATGCCGTTGCCATATCTTAGTTTTTATATCCTTTTGTTGGTGTTTCAATAGGGGCGATAGCAACCATCGGGTCATTTTTCTCGGGGCGGAACCCCATACGAATGGCTTGGTTTACGTTGATAATATCCGTGCCGTTCAAAGAGCCTCCCCCGTAAATCTTGCCCTCTTTAGTTAGCTTCTTGCGGTAGATTCTACGCTCCCAACGATGGTGGCAGTTAGCACCGCCCTTGTAAAGCCATACGCTATACCTTTCACCCTGTGCTTCTGCTCCACCCTTTGAACTCAATGCCTCTACATCCTCCTTGCGGTAAACCCTTTTAGCACCTATCAACGTGCGGCATAGCAAACGGCTTTCACCCTTTGGGTCTTTTTTAGTTCCTACCGCATAGAAGTAGCGCACCTTGTAACGCTCCGTGTCTTGCTCGCTCTCCTGTTGCGCTGCAAGGTCGGTGCGTGAGTTGAGGTATGCCTCTACATCGTATTCTGCTCCTTCATCCTCAACAATGTCAGCCGTGATTAGGTCAAAGTCCTGCATCAGCTCCTCCTCGCTTTCGCCAAGACTTTCAATGTTCATTAGCAACTCTGCTGCAAGCTCATCACGCAGGAAGGGGCGATTGTCTTGCTTGGCAAGTTTCACGCCTGTCTCCTCCTCACGAGTCTCCATATCCATAGGCGTAACTACGTCTTCGGTGAACTCCAAAGGCTGAAGGGTCTTGAAGTACAAGTTGAGGCTGATGTCGTTGTACGCAAGAATCATATCAATGCCGTCAATGATAATCTCCTGCTTGGGGCGAATAACAAGGTTATCCAAAAGCGTGGAAGCGGTCTTCAGCTCATCAGCGTTATTGCCTAATCCCGAATTGTCCTTGATGCCTAAAAGCATAGGGCTTACGATACGATGCGAGACCATTATCTTCTGCGTTGCTTCAGCACTCAAGAACTGATACTGCTCTGCGGCATCCGATAGCTGAACGGGGTCAACCGTTGCTGCAAGGTCTTTGTTGTCATTGAACGCAAGGATAAACTTACCCGAGTTTGAGCTGCCGCTAAACTTCGTGGCTATCTGCTGCTCTATGCTCCTGCGTTCTTCTTCACTCGGTACTCCGTTGTTGAAGTTGATAAGCATTGAAGGCGCAAGGCCGTTCTGAATGTTGTTGATGTGGTAGTTTGCAATCTCCTCCTCAAGCTCTGCGTATGGAAGGCCACCTTGATAGTCCACAGGGGAGTAGTAATAGAATCCTGCTCGGTAGGGCTTGATGTAAAGTATCTCCAAACCCTCACGGCTCTTGCCAAATGCAGGGATGCGTACCGCAGTCTCTCTCCTGCCTTTTACGTCTTCCCAATCCTTTGCGTAGTAGTAAGCCTCAATCTCACCATCTTCGTTGCACCTTGCGGCTCGTAGCGTCTCTACGGGGATGTGCTGCACCTCTACGATGGTGTTGTGGTCTTGCGAGTACACGACCTGAAAGGAGCATTGCCCCATCATCACATAGTCCGCTACGACCTTCTGCAAGCAGGCTTTCGTAAACAAGCCACGCATCGCTGCGTACTCGCTCGGCTTCTTGGCAGAGTCCGTTGCATCCAAGCCCTTGCCAAAAGTCATATCCATCAAAGAGTTGAGGATAGCGTTGTTGGTGGGTGAGCCGTTATACCTGTCAATTAGGTAGCCGAAATAGTCGTTGTTGTCTCCGTATTCTACATAGTCCTTGCCCTGCACCTCTTTAACGACAGGTGTGGTATAGGAACTGAAGTTCACAACGTGGACTTTAGATGATGATGTACTCATTGTCATAGCTTGTTTCTTCGGTGTAGACGTTTTGGTTCACCGTAAATTTCTCGTAATCTGTTTGCGAAGTTACGAATACCCTATCCCGATATATTAGATTTCCCGATGCGAATACCTTTAAGCCATAGAATCTATTGTTGACAAGGCTGAACGTGCCTGTGAGGGTCATAAAACCATTAGCAGAGGCAGCCGTGACCGCAGGTGTTGCGGTGGTGTTTGTTGATTCATCAATTAAGGCAATCGTAACGCTCGCAGGGAATGTGCGAGGTATGATTACAATGGCTTGTGGTGAGGCTGATACTTGAAGGATATGCATCTTAAATAAATAACCTTTTACTTTGGATTTGTTTGAAAATAGAAAAGGGGCTTACGCCCCTTTAACCTTTTTAGCAATGCTAAAATTAGATATTATTCTGAATACGAACGATTGCAGCTCTTGCAGAATCAAAAGAATCACGAGCCGCAACAAATTGCTTCTCCCATCCGTTAAACTGACCCTCATCAACACCAAGTTCTTTAGCCATTGCTTGAGCCTTGCGAGCTTCAGCAAGAGCAGTTTCGGCTACCTTTTGAGCAGCAACGAGAGATGTAATGGCGGCATTAAGTTGACCGCTTACCTTTTCAGATGCTGACCTAATTGTTGATTGGTAACCCTTGAGGTCGGCCAATGCGTTAAACTCAACTTTCATTGGTTCTGCTGCACGTACTTCCTCGCCAATCTTGGCGATTTTAGAAAAAATTTGCTTACTCATTTTATGGTTTTTTGATTTTTGAGAATTGCTCACCAATAGAAAAAACTCGTTCCGTCAGCGTTCTGTTCAAATTAAACAATTCAACTATTTCAGGACTATCATTTACCTGCAGCCCAAGTTCTTGAATAGCTTTTGAAGCATTAGAAACAAGTTTAACGCCTTCGGTTGTTAAAGCATTAGCTCGCTGCTGATACTTTTGACCTTCTGAAATTTTAGCGTTTAGGTCATTTATCAATCTTTGGAACTCTGACAAAAATGAATTCACATCACTCTCTAACTTCCGCATCTCTTGCGCCTTTGACTTAACATCGTTAATCAAAGACAATTCAACCTTCATCGGCTCTTTAGCCGAGAACTTGGCGAATATATTGTTGAGTGTACTCATTGTGTAAATATAAGGGGGCTTTCGCCCCCCTAATTCATTTACGAGTTAGAACCCACTACAATCGTTTCAACTGCACCTGCAAGTCCTGCGAATGGATTGGCAACGGTAGCACCTGCGATGAAGTTAGCAGGAAGTTGCTCCTGTCCCTCCATTGTCAAAGTATAGCCCGAGAGGTCACCCATAGCAGCACCCGTTACAATCGTTCCACCTGTTACTTCGGCTCCGTAGTTCAGACCCATCATAAAGGCGTTGCCGTTGTAGTCTTGAACGACCACGTAAGGCCGACCATAAGCAAGCAGCTTTAATTCTTTGTTGTCCTCCTTTGTGAGTTTGGTCAACGTAAGATTCAAAGTCTGCGTGAAGAAGGTTGTACCATTCTCACGGCTTGAGTTAAAGGTTTGCTCAAAAGAGCTATTGCCTTTCACAAGGTATTGGTAAGCAGAGAAAGTACCACTGATGTTGGTAATCTCATCGTTGGTGAGGGTAACAGTACCCAAGTCACCGAAGTCTACAAAGTACACGGCATAAATGCCACCTACTACGTCTTTACAGGGTACCGCCCTGCCTTTTGTTAAATCACAAGCCATTGTTTCTTTGTTTTATTAGAATTAAAAAAGAGGGCGAGGACATAGCCCAAGCCCCCTCTTGATTTACATTAACTCGGATTAAGAGTAAAGGACTACGTCAGCTCCGATTCCGTACTGAACTCCTGCGAAGAAGCGAAGGATTACGCGGATGTTGTCTGAACCGTCAAGGTCAGCCATATCAAGTACACGAACTTCGTTGCGCTCGTTCAAAAGACCTGTTCCGAAGAACATATTGCTTGCTTGAGCAGCGACCATCTTGTTAGAAGGAAGACCGTTACACATAACAACCTTGATGCCGTCAAAGAACAAATCTCCTTGACCATACCACATTGTGCCTTTGTTGTCAACACCGTTGGCTCCAAGACCTGAAGTTCCGAATCCACCAAGAGCGCGTACATAAGCCTTCGCTACGTTTTGTGGGACAAAGATTTGCAGGTCTTCTTTTCCGTAAAGGGCAGAAGGGATAGCATCAGCAACTTTACCAAGCTCCGTGATTACGTTAGCAGCAGTCACGGTGGTAGCGGTTACGTCAATAACGTCAGAGTCGGCAGTCATCAAAGAAAGGAATCCGCTGAACTCACCTGCTGAAGCAGCAGTTCCGTTCCAAATGTTCTGCTCAATCTTCTGTGAGGTCTTTGCGGCAACGTGGGCGATAAGGAAGTCAGCAAAAGAAGCAGGGATGCTATCGTAGGCAGAGAAGCCCATCTGACCACCAATCCAAGAATCGTAGTAGTCCTTCTTGCAAAGTTGCAAGTTCACTTGGAATGGCTCAACCTCAAGAACGCGGTCGGTCAAAGTCAAGGTAGAAGTTGCATCAAAATCACAAGTTGCATCTTTTACGATGTCGTTTGTGTTCACCTTCTGAAGGGTGGTGCGGTAGTTTACGTTTGGAAGAATCTCGATGAGACCTTTGTCAAGCGTGTTAGCAGAAAGAAGTGCAGCAGAGATATACTTGCTTGCAAACGCTCCTGCGTAGTTTGTTGTGATTGAAGTAGTTGTAGCCATTTTTTTATTTATTAACTGTTGATTCGTGCAAGGACTCGGTCAATCGCTCTTTCGGGGCGGTTAGAACTCATCTTTTGGACTTGCTTTGTTTCGGGATTATGTTTGATGGGCTTCGCAGCAGGTGCGGCAGATAGTTCAGCCTTGATAGCTGACATCTCCTCCTTCTTGGCGTAGCCGCCCATCTCCTCACGCATTCCTTTCATCTCCTCGCGCATCATTGCAATCTCCTCGAGAACCTTCTCGATGATTGCAACAACCGCAGGGGCTTCTTCTACTTCCTCTGCAAGTTCGGTAGATACTGCGGCCTCAACCTCAACTTCTACTTCCTCTGCTTCGGCAGCAGCTTCTTTAATTTCAGCGATTACGCCTTCTTCGGTGATAACGAGTACACGACCATCTTCAAGGAGGTGTTCGCCAACAGGAGCAGCCACTCGGTCATCGCCACTAATGACAAAGACTTCGTTACCTGCTTCAAATGATTCTGCCTCAAGAACGGCTCCGTTCTCAAGTGTCATCTGCTCAAACTTAACCTCACGGATGGAGGACAGTTCGGCAAGGATGCGGTTTAGGATATTGTTTGCTTTCATATCTAACTAATTAAAGGGGTTTTGATTATTTGTAACATTTTTAGAGGTCTTGCCATAGAGTATTTGTTGACTCCCATAGGGTATTGATGGTCTGCCACTCCTCGCCTCGTATCCTTACGCTTGTGCCTTGACCCACTAACGAGCCTATACCTTGCGCTGCAAGAGAGCCATCGCAGCAGTTAGACTTGTAGGTGTTGTCTTTACACAAGCATCCCCGCCTGCCACCTCTCGGTGAAGCAACGGGCAGTTTCATTGGTCTATACATTGCCAAGTTCTTTTAGTTTGGATTCTGCCCAACGCTTACCTGCAAGACCGCCCCATAGAAGGAACGATATTGTGCCGCAGGCTTGCGTGTCGTTCTCATCGTAGTATTCTTCGGCTCGCGATAAGTACGAGTACATCCGTGTAATGGTCTCAACAGATACGGGCTTGCCTTGTGCGAGCTGCTGCGCTCTTACCTTACCGACAGGCGTTGCACACTTGTTGCCGTTCTTCTCGTTTAGTTCAATGCCACGCTTGGCGTTGTTCTTTACCGCATCGGGGTAGTCAGAGAACGACTCCATCTCGGTGCGTGTTCCCGACTTCTTACGACCATCTCTTTTTATGATAGCGACAATCTGCGCAAGCATCAACGCTGCTTCCTGCTCCTCTATCTGCGCCATCTCTTGCTTGGCAAGGTTTAGCTTGTCCACGAAGTAGCCCTCAATAGAGAAGCCTTTGACCTTTCCTGTCTTGACAAAGTTTGTCCAAATTTCGGGGTTGTTGACTTTCATAGATACCATCCAAGTGCCTACGGGCAAATCAAAGCCATACTTCTTGCTCTTGTCGTGTATCTCATCCTCAATGATCCACGACTCTACAACCGTGAGGCCGTTGATGCCTACCTCGTGTTCAAGGGTAGCGTTGTTCTGCTTGGACTTCTGAAAGAACATCTCGCTTGCTTTGCGGATGGTGGCTTCGCTGAAGTAAACGTAGAACTCCTCCTGCCCCTCTGCTCGGTAGATGGGTTTGTTGGGTACGAGTGCTGCTCCCATAAGGATGCGCTTCTCATCGCTCTGCGTGGCGAACTCAACCCTTTGTGAGTTGAGCGCAATGAAGTCCTCCTCAATCGCAGGGTATTCTACAAGGGAGATTGCGTCAATGCCCGTGAGCAGCATTGATTCATCAAGTATAAGTTCAATTAGTTTCATCATCCGAATGTTGCGGTTTTTACTCTTTGGCGTTGTAGTTGTTGTGAGGTCGTTACATCCTGCCCTACGACATAAGCACGGATGGGCTGCTGAAACTGACCGCCTATGCTCTGCGCAAGTTGGTTAAGGTTAGACTGCCCTACGATGTTAAACTGCGCAGGGGTAGAGGGCTGCGAGATCGTGTTTGTTATGGCAGGGCTGCTGCCACCACCACCCGATTCAGTAGGCACTTGCGTAGCGGTTATCTTCCTTGCGTTTGCAATACCCGTTGCGATGATTCCTGCTGCTCCTATGTAACCAAACATACCGCCCTGCGCGAGAGCCTTTGTAGCACCCGTATAGGTGTCAATGGCTACCTGCGCTAACGCTATGCCTTTACCGAGTAACGTATTCTCACCTACGAGTTGAGCAATTCCGTTTAGTGCGCCTTTGATAGCATCTAACTTTGCCTGCTGCAAGTTCTTCTCCAAAGCCAAGCGACCTGCTGCGTTCTCCGCTTCAAATAACTTTAGGGCATTCTCTGCCTCTGCACGAGCTGCGGTTCCTGCCTTTGTAGCCGCTACCTCTTGCTCAAGCAATGCCTTCTTTCGATTGAAGACATTTTGGGCTATCTCTATTTCTTTCTCGGCTCTTGCTACCGCATCATCTATGAGTTCAAGTTGAGCGTTCTGCTGAATCTCAAATATCTCTTGGTCGGTCTCACCGATGCTCTTGGTGATGTCTGCCTGCTCACGAAGAAGGGAGTTTTGGTTTGCCAACGCCTCTGACTTCTGACCTTGCAGCCTTTCATCCAAATCAATCAACTCCAACTGCGCTTGCTTCAGCGCAACAAGGTTCTCATTAGAGTTTACAATTCCTAACTCTGCCTGCGCTGCTGCAACCTTTATATTTAACTGCACCCTCTCAAGCTCCGCTTGCTCCTCAAGAGATGCAAGGAGTTTGTCGTTTGCCGATTGACGTTCTGCAAGTGAGACAAGCTCATCATCACGCAACTGCCGAAGCTGCTCTTGGGTGTTTTGGAACTGAAGTTGAATCTTCTGCCGTTCTACATCAGCAAGGGCTGCCGCCTTTCGTAACGCTACCAATCGCTCCGCATCACTAACGGCCTTATCAACATCCAAATCCTGCACGGCCTTTGTAACGCTCTTTGCAACTGCTACAACGGTCTTTGCTACCTCGCTTGCTGCTTCTGCAAGGTTATTGATGACCATCTTGCCACTCTCTGCAAGGTTCTCCCCCGTCTTGGTCAACTCCTCACGAGTGAGGGCTATCTCCTTGTTTAGTTCTTTGATGCGTGTTGCATCCTTATCTCCAAAAAAGGACTTCTCCCAAGCGAGCTGCGTTTCAAGCACCGCCAACTGAATGCCCTGTATGATGCCTACAAATACATTAAGCACTCCGCTAATCAAGCCACCGAGTACCTTCTTCGTGGCATCAAAGCCTCCGTTGAGTTTGCTCTGCTCCTCTACCGCACCAAAGATTGCTTCGGTTATCTGACTGAAGATAATGCTCAAGGTAGTCATCACCTTGTTGACCGCATCTACTACCTTTTGGTTGCTTTGAAAAGCCTCCGATAGTTTATCTACTACGCCAACAAGAAGGCCAAGACCAAGACCGCCTTTGAGTAGGCTTCCTAATCCGCTTGCTGCTCTCTTTGCAAGCTCAAAGGGTGCGGTAACGACTTTCTTTAGGCCGTCAAATGCCTTGTTGATGATGCCACCCGTCTTCTTGGCCTCCTTGCCTACGTCTGCCGCTTCCTTCTGTACGCCACCGAGATTCTTCTCAAGCTCCTCAATCTTTTTATTAAGCGCATCAATCTGCTTCTGAAAGCCCGAAGTATCTCCTTCAATACGAATTTCCTCTACTACTGCCATTATCTACGTTTTAGAAACTCCTTCCAAGTTCGTGGTATTGCGTTCTTGCCCTTTGCTATGTCAATAGTTTCGGAGACGTTGCGATAGTCACTTGCTTGCAGCAGTTCTATCAAATAACTTAAATAGGTGGGCTTCATACTACGTTAAGGAGTTCAAATGATGCTTTGCCTGTGGTCATATTTAGACTCACGTTGTTGATTAGGTACTTGGTGTTGTTCCAAATGATTGCATTCTGAAGGTTCAGCGTGATGATTTTACCAATGGGCAACACCGCTTCTACGTTGTACAACCTGCGGCTCTTGGCGTATAGGTCGGTGATGTAGTCGCTATACTCATTAAAGTAAAGGCTTTGGTTTACCGATTGCAGGTGGTATGGGTCTATGTCTGCGCCAAAGCAAATAGAATGCGAGTCTGCCGCGCTTGAATAGCGGTTAGATGTATTGGCATACCAAGCGATGTTCACTTGTTCGTGGCTACCATCTGCATTTACAAATGTTAAAGGATTTGTTTCTTCAAGGTCGTAGTTATCAAAGTACCCATAAAACAATACGGGCGCACCCAAGTATGGGTTAAATATACCGTCTTCGTTTGCCTCGCTTGTGATGCTCTTGTACACGAGTACATTGGTGAGAACTCCGTTTGCTTGGTCAGTAAGCCTCTCAAATAACGGGCATTCAAACGGCACCTCAATTAGGAACTCATCGCCATCAAAACTAAAGGTGTTATTCAAATCCCCAAAGCCTACGTTGTTTGTTTGCAGGTATTGGAAGCCAAGTATCTGCTCTGTCTCTTGGTACTTAAATTCAATCTCCCTGTATAGAGGTGGGCGGTTCACAACATACTCTGTGATGTCAAGATAGGTCTGATAGTTTTGGTCGGTTCCTGCTGCGTACCAATCCTGCAATGGCTGAAGCAAGAAGCTCGTGGATGTAGTTGGCACAATCACCATATTGTACATCTTAAGAATACCTGCCAAAAAGTCCTTTACTTTTATTTCAGGCATTATGTCTTGCACTATCACTTGAAAGGAGTAGGAGGCAGATGTGGTTTGGTCTACTGAAAAGTTTACAACAGAGGTAAGTAAGTTCGTAGCGGTGTAGTCCGTGCATTGGTACGTCATTGCAGTCGCTTGCTGCGGTCTGATAAATAATTGTACGGGTGCGCCATCCGCAGCAAATACGGGCTGCATCAATGTCGTAACACTTGTGGAAGGATGTGCATTTACTAAAATAGTTCCTATTTGTATGCCATTGGAGAAAGCGGTCAATTCATACTTCTCTGATGCATTTTGAATTGTGATAGAAAGGCTATATGGTCTTCCTGCCGAAAGTCCCGCAGGAACATTCCAAGTATCAGTAGTCAAATTAAACTGCGAACCGCTACCCGTATTGCGATTCATATTTATTAACTGATATTCTATATCATTGCCTCCGCTAAAAAGATACCCCTCAAAGCGGTGCAGCCATAGCGACAAATCAACAAACGGAGTAGCGGACAAGAATGAGCCTGTAAACGTGATTCCGTATTGGGCTGCTATTGCATTAAGAATAGATTGAACCTTCAACGCGGGCTTTAACTCGTAGTAGCGGATTCCGCGCTGACCTACGCCTCCCGAATGATGAGCGATATTGTTTTCGTTATTAGCAGCACCACCACTACCACTCTGATAAAACCAATTCTTTACAGGACTGCAAAGCGGATAAAACAAGCCTGTGTCATCATTGGTGGTTAGCTTATTAAATACCACAGTATCGGTGTACTCGTGGTTGAACTCTGCAAAGTCAACGTCATACAGATAGTCCTCGCCAAACAAATCAACAAGCGTTACCACATCCCCATAGAATGTCAAGGTGTAGGCATACGGCTCCGTGCCTTTCAACTGCACGTTCTCTACCTCAATCACGCCTGTGCGGAATGGCAAGGAGTTTATTTCAATTCTTGCTTCTTGTCTTAACCTGCCATCAAAAGTATTAGCAACGCTCGTGCTTGTTGCACCTGCGTTCCAAGCCGTGTTAAAAGTATTCCAAGTGATGCCTATGCTATTCCATACGGGGCTACCGCCCGTCTCGGTAGTGATTATAGACTCCGTGATATTGGCGTTGTAGTAGTGCTGAAGTATCTCGTTATTGCGTGGGCTTGCAGGAATGGTAAACCCCTGCGTGAAGTCCGTGAACACCTTGCTGATGTCCTGCACGTTCTGAACCGAGAGATTGATGCTTATCTCCTCATCATCAAATATGTCAAGGCGAAAGCCATTGATGTAAATATCAACCTTGTTCATCGTACCAAGCTGCGCTCATCAAATCCGAAGTCAAAGGACATTGTGTAATTGATAAGTTTTGTGTTCACGCTCTTTTGGTATTCTATGGTTCCACGATTCGGAACGGCACTTACCCAATTACTATTGGTATATACCGCGACATACTCGCTCATCAGAATGTCCTCAATAGTCTCATCGTAGTTTTGGTCAACAAACCCTGTGTTTAGAGTTAGGGTGTTGCGAGAGTTGACGTTGAAGGATTGGTACTTGCCTACCTCCAATGAAGGGGTGGTGAAGCCATCGTTGTAGATGCTCTTTTGGTAGGAGTCCTGCCTGAAGTTACCACGCTCATCGCTGCGCTTAAAGAAGGTGATGAAGTCAGCAACGCCAAAGCGGTTGATAAACGCCACCTGTACAGGCGTGTACTTTGCCTCACATTGAACATAGTACCTCACCGTTCCAATCGTGGTATTGGATGCATTCTTTAGAATTACATCGTAGTACTGCCCTATGCCACCATTAGGTTGCTCGCTTGGCTTTATCTCGGTAGGTAAAAAAGGATTGTTCTCAAGGTTTGCAGGGCCGACTCCTGCATAGATTACAAGGTTTTGTGAGTTGTTGGTTGCGCGTGTTGGTGGGGCGGTGCTTACGGAACTCACATAGAAATCATCAGAATCACCACTCTGCCAACTAATGATAATTTTAGCAAGACCATTATTTACGCTATTGTTAATCGCAAGGGATTCGTAGTTACCGACAAGCACCTGCCGATTGCGATTCGTGGCAAGCACGGCCTGCGTTACCGCAACAGGGGCGATGTTATCACGGGTTGCCCATCCATCGGTAGTTAGGTATGCGTATGCGGTAGGGGATTCATCGGGGAAGGTTGCGTTGGCGGGTGCTGCTCCGTTGTTAGAGAATGTCACAGAGCCTTCGGGTACTATCCACAACGCCTCACCCTGCGGACTCTGCGTGTAGCCTATGTCATTCCATACGCTAAAGTCGTGGTAGAACTCCGAGCGCACAAGGTCGCTGATTTCAAAGTTGATGACTTGGTTTATTGAATAGTCTTTGCTCAACGAATAGTTAAACGAACCCGATGCAGCAAGGACACCCGTGCGAATACGCAGGTTCAAGTCCATCTCCGTAAGCGTGTCAAGCGCAAGAGCGTTGTTCTTTGCCGTGACAAATTGTGGGCTTCTTGCCATAGCAAGGCTATTTGGCGTAGAAAATACAGGTGTACTCATAGTTTTATATTTAAGTCCTTACGGGTAAATGCTTGCAGATCATCTTTGCCTAATTGGAACGACTGAATAAGCTCAGGGGGTAGCTTGGCAAACCCAAGCCTAAACGGAGTGCTAAAGAACTTCGTTGCAGGGATGCCCTGCCGATATACCGACTCACGCACCGCAAAAGGATTCAGCCCCTTGCTCTCTGCCCACCGCTTGAAGTGCTTGGCTGATGGCTTCTTGCCCTCCTTGTAACTGTATGGGCTATCGGGTGCTTTCTGCTTCCATATCTTGCCCTTGTTGTTTCGCCTGTTGAATGGGCTTGTGGACTTTCTCGTGCCTCCTGCGCCCTTTACGCCCTTGTCTTGGAAGTCACCATAGTCCTCCATCTCAATGCCAAGAGTAAACGAGTTCTCGCCTACAAATAGTTTATACTGCAAAGAATTGTAAAGGGTCTTGTCAAAGTTGTGCTTGCCTTTGGTAAGGTTAGTCCTCGCCTGCTGAATTACAAACTTCGCAAACTTGGTAAGCACCGCTTCCAACAATTCCTTCCGTGCCATTTTAGCAGATGCTTATCTCGGTGTTAGCAAGCAGCACGTCAAAGGTTGCAGTCCACCCTGCAAGCAGGTTCTCAAACCTCTCGCTGAAGGGAACGCAAGATGCTGTGCCATCCAACTGATAAAGGTCGGTGTACAGAGTACCCCTGCGCAGTTCTGTCACCACATCGTTGATTACTGCGAGTTGGGTGTTCAGTATGTTTTGCTCGTTGCTCGTGCCGTAGAACGGCTCTGCCTGCAAGCGTGGGTTCTCTTTGGTCTCATCCACCAAGTCCATACAAACGATGCTTACATTCATCCGTACTATTTGTCCTTCAAATGTTGCTTGGTTAATAATGATATGCGACAAAGGGAAGATGGTCTGCTTGTTTAGGTCTATGTCAAAAATATCCCCTGTCGTTACCACGTTGACTTGGCTATTCGCTTCAAGCGTGTCTTTTAGCTTGGTGGTGATGTCGTAGAACTGTCTCATTTTTTTATCTTATCTAATTGTTTGCGTTCAACGTCTATGCGCTCTTTTTCAAAAACGAGAAAGGTAAGGGCTTCGTGAACGCCAAGCCTTCCGACTCGTTCAAATCTTGTAACATCTCCTTGAGCAAGCTGATGGAAGGAAGAATACCATCCCCACTTTCTACCGAATTGAGACTCTGCGGAGTACTCGTTTTCTCCTTCTCCAAAGAGGTCAGGGTAGCGAGCAGTAGTTCGTTTCCTAAACGCCAAAAAAAAACCGATGCTCCCATCACAACATCCATTGGTGCATCCTTCATTGATGCGGAGTACTTGGATGCTGATTCGTATGGCTCAATAGCATACCGCTTGCCTATGCGCTCGGTGATAGGTCGGTAGAGGACTGCCATCGTTTTGTGCAGCTCTTGTATGTCACCCATATAATTGTCCAAATCTACATACTCCCCGAAGGTGATGTCCTCAAGGTTAGGGATGAACCCGTAGGTTTCACCGCCCATCGTGAACTCCGTCTTTAGGTTTGGCTTCTCGCTGAACATCGTATTGATGTGGCGCATCACATTGGCTACGCTTGCAAACTTTACGTTGGGCAAGTCAGCAAGAGGCACTCCGCAGAATATCTCAAGCATCTTGTGGGTCAAGAACTCCTCATCGCCCTCAAGCCTCGCAAAGCGTTGGTATTGGTCAAGCGTGATCTCTGATAGGGCGGTGGGTACAATTACCTTTAGTTCCATTGTATTAAAATAACCTTTTAGTTTTAGCGTATGGCATACCTGCCAAAGTTAGGTCTGCTCAACTTGTTATACGTTGCATAGCGCAGCGCATCTATGGCGTGGTTGAATGCGTCAATCGGTTTGTTCAGCAGGTTGCCGTTCTTGTCCTCTACCCATTTGTAGTTTTGCAATTCTTTAATTAGGTTGCTGCTTCGTGGTGTTACAAATAGCTTGTGTCGCTTCAGTACGTCAATGCCCACTATGACGCTATCTGCGCCCTTCTGCGTGGGTTTCACGTTCCATCCCATACGATGCAGCTCCTCAATAGATTTGGGTTCAGCAGAGTCAGCAAATACCTCCGTGCGTCTGTCAAGGCCAAGTGAGGCAAGTACGTTGCTGATGTCGGGGTTGGTCATCCCCGTGCGGTAGATAAGCTCATCCACATAAAGATTGTCACCCGACTTATAAACTGCCACAAGTGCAGTTGGGTCGTTGGTGTACCCAAAGTCCATCCCGTGACATAGGAGCGTGGCATCCGTTGGTATCTCTGCCTGCCCGTATTGGAAGATGGTGGCTCTGCTCATACCCCGTTCTCCAAGTCCGTAGATTCTCCAATAGTCGTTATCGGTATCACGCAAGCGTTCTATTTCATTTCGGATGCTGCTATCAAGGAACGGGTTGTCAAGATAAGTGGTCTTAAAGAACTCACAGTCATCTCTCGGTACGACCTTGTCGTAGATCCAATGAAACGCATCCGAAGGGTTGTAGTCAAGGATTGCCCTGTCCTCTGTTCTCATAATAAGCTGCTGCCAATCCTCATACGTCAGCTCGTTGGCTTCGTTAATGTACAGGAGGTTGCGCTTGCGCCCCCGTATCTTCTGCGGTTGGTCAAGGCTGATAAACTCTACAAGGTTGCCGTTTAGGTAGTACTCGTGGCTTGACCTGTTGTGGAAGCTTTCACTGTACAGGTCGTGGTTGCGCAGTATCTCAAAGAAGTCACGCATCACCGAAGCTCGCAGCGCAGGGAACGTCTTACGGCAGATGGTGATGGTCTTGTTTGTTTCTCGTGTGCTATAATAGAAAATTACCCATAGCAGGATGTTGTAAGTCTTTCCGCTACGAGTACCGCCCTGCTCAACGACTATCTTCTTGTCGCTGCGCTTTAGGTGGTTATATACTTTATTGGTCTGAATCTTCGCCAAGCACCTCAATTTGAAATAGCTTGCCCGAAGATACGTCTACCTCTTGGCGTTCCACGTACCCACGCTTCTTGCCTTTGGTCTTTAGAAAAAAGATAGTAGCGGTGGAGTTGCCCTCCTTTATCTGCTTGTGCAGTTGGCTCTCTGCAAAGTCAATGGCTACGTCTGATAGTTCATCGACTGCTGCTTTGTATTCTTTGTCCTCTTGCAGCCATCGGTAATGCGTTTGCCTTGCAATGTCAACACTCTTGCAAGCGGAGGTCACAACCCCTAACGATTTCTCCAACGCATCGAGCATTGCCTTTTTATGGATGTCACTACTTGTCATAAGGCTTGCCGTTAATTTTAATTTCAAGTGAAGGGTCGAGCTTGTGCATTCGGTCTATTATGACTTGGCAATACTTCGGGTCAAGTTCCATACCATAGCACTTGCGGTTGAGTTGGTGTGATGCCACCATAGTAGAACCGCTGCCCATAAACGAATCAATCACAAGTCCACCATCGGGGCAACTGCTTTTGATTGCTCGCTCACAAAGGGGTATGGGTTTAGGTGTTGCGTGACCGCCTTCGCTTCCATCTTTGTTATGTCGAGCGAAGTGCCACACGTTATTCATATTGTCGTGCGTGTTGTTGAAGTAGGCACGGGTTGCATAATAATCCTTCTTCAGTTCATCGTACTCCTTCTTCAGTTCATCGTACTTCTTATGAAATGCGTCAATACCATTGCTTAGACAATAGTCCCGCCAAGAGTTATAGGTGTCCTCTGTTGGCATCATCCACTGACTTTTGTCAAACCAATGACATCCGCTTTTTTCGCTATGGCCTGCTAATCTTTTGCAGTCCTTTATTGTGAGTTTCGCTTTATTTTTTTGATTATCTAAATAATTTACAATAGAATCCCAACCCTTAAAATAATTATCGGCATTATTATTAAACCCTTGAACTCCTAACATAGCAAACAAACACTTCTCGTCTGCCGTAGCGAAGCTTCTCGTATTATCTGAATTTTGACCTTGACCGTTACCTTTATCCCAAGTTATTAGATTCCTAAATGTGAGTTCTCCTTGTTTTGCGTATGGTTTTAGGATGTTGGTATAAATGTCCATCAATGGCTCATCAATGCCCCAACAGTACCAAGAGCCGTTATCCTTGAGGTGACTGAACTGAAGTGGAATCCATTGCTCGTTAAACTCAAGGAGGTCATCATAGTTAAGGTTGTCGTTTAGAACTCCATCATTCTCCTTCTTCATCCCGTAAGGCGGGTCATTGTGTGCAAGGTCAGCCTTCTGTCCATCCATCAGCCTTGCGACTGCATCGCTATCGGTAGAGTCCCCACATAGCAGACGGTGGTTGCCTATCTCTATTAAGTCCCCTAAGACTATGTCTGTTTTTATTTCGGATGGTGCTTCGTAGTCATCCTCTTCGGCTTCAACCACAGGAGTATTGTCAAAGGGCAGTTCAAGACCCCAATCTTCTAATGCCTCTACATCCCATTGGTTAGCGAGCAAGTCCCAATCCCATTCTCCGAATCCTACGTTGTCTTTGATTATGAACTCCAACTTCTGTGCATCGGTCAGTTGGTCAGCAACAATGATGGGTACTTCCTTCAGTCCTGCCGCAATACACGCCTTTAAGCGCATATTCCCCCCAAGCACTACCATATTGCCATCCACTACGATTGGGCGCAGCTCAAGCATCTGTGGGAACTCCTGTATGGACTTTACAAGCTTCTTGAACTTGTCATCCTTTATGATTCTTGGGTTGGTTGGGTTTGGTATGATTGTACCGATTGCTGCTCTTTGCATAACTAAATAACTCTTTTTGATAGGTGGTGGTTGTGTGTTGCTTGAAGTCGCTCCTTCCATTCTTTAATATCCCCGTATGCAACGTGGCAGGCACGGCATAGTGCCATCAGATTTTCTATGGTATCAGCAATTTTGCTTCCACCCATACCTCTTGACTCTATGTGGTGGATGTCTACGGCTTGGCCTTGACATACCTCGCAGGGGATAAAGTCAGTTGTGGAGTAGCCCATCCCTTTGAGATAGACCTTTGTGTGGTTCTTCACCTTTGGTAAATCCAACAGTCATCAATGAACGTAGCTCGTGGCAATAGTTCATCTACCGCTTGGATTACACCCTGCCAATGTTGATGGTAGTCATCTCCTGCGATGAAGCCTCCCTTCTTTACTTTGGGCAGCCATAGCTTGATGTCCTCCTTTACCGCTTCATAGGTATGGGTTAGGTCTATGAATACCACGTCTAACGATTCGTTGGCAAACTTCTTTGATGCTGCTTTAGATGTTGCTTTGATTACATTGTATTTACGCTCTCCCATATTCTCTAAGAACAGGTCGTAGATGTCTACCTCCGTTGCGAGCTTGTGGGTGGTGGTGAGTTCGTTTGGTGAACCCTTCCAAGAATCAATGATTGTGATGTTTTGGGATGTTGCTTTGTCGCATAGGTAGGCTGATGACTTACCGAGCCAAGCCCCCAACTCTACGAACGTGCCGTCTTCGGGCATATTGGCAAGGAGGTAGTCGTATGCTGCTTGGTGGTTAAACCACCCGTCTATTTGTTTACTCGTTTTCATTTTAGGGCGTTGTAGTAGCAAAGGTACTGCTCTACGCAGATAAGTGTGCCGAGCCTTGCGGCTTCACTTGCAAAGATGCCATCGGCCTCATACACATTTTCAAAGCGCAAGTTGGGCAGGTCGTGGGGCTTAAACATATAACAGGCGGTGTCTATGTTGCCGACTTGTGGTTGGTCGGTAGGGCGCAGCCTACCTATTTGCCCCCACGTTACGATTGAGCAATCAAGTCCGTTTAGGTTGTTCCACTCCTCAAGGAACTTTGGGTGCAGGATATTGTCATCATCCAAATAGTACACCCAATCTTCTTTGGTAAAGGAATCAGCATACAAGTCAAGGAACTCATTGCGTAGGGGGTTACCCATATCCCCCGTGCGTGTAGAGTAGTGTGTGATTGATGCGCTTGTTGCTCCCTTGTAGTTGGTAGAGGCATCCATCATCACCACCCACGTTGCGTACGCAGGGATATGTTGTTTTAACCTTACAAGGTTATGAGGGCGTGAGCAGGGAGTGACTATGTAAAGCATCGTAGTTCGTTTATCTTGTCCATTGTGAAGTCCTGCACAAACTCGTATAACGATTCCGTTAGGTCTGCCACTTGGTTGGGGTTTTCTTTTAGCCTCTTGATTGCTCCCGCCCATTCGCTCGGGTGCTTGATGGCAAGGCAATTATCTTTAGTGATGTATGGTGAATAGGGTTGCGTGTTGCTCACTATTAGAGCGCACTTGCTGAACCCTGCCTCAAGCATCTTCAGGTGCGACTTGCACTTGGCAAACTCTGATGTTGTTAGCGGTACGAGGCTTACATCAAAGAACTCGTAGAGCTTGTGGTAGTGTGTTGGTGGCATCGTTGGCAGCCTATGGCTTGCCTTCATAATATCGGGGTAGCCATCTACCTCTGCCACATACCCTTGATAGCCCTCAAGGTTGATTGTGGACTCTCTTACGTCTGCTGCGTGGTGGTTGCCCCCAATATACCCGAAGCGCACTTCTTCGCTTGGTTCTCTCCCTACCTGCCACGTTGCTACGCTGATTGCATTGGGGATGATTCGGATGTTGGTATTGTACTTCTTGACCTTTGAGGCAAGGTGCTTGTTTGTCACCCATACCTCATCTGCTGCTTTCATAGAGCGCACGATGCGAGTTCTCATCTGCTCAACGTAAAGACCCTGCAAAGGGTGCGTAGGGGGCAAAACCCACCAATCATCATTGTCAACGATTAACTTGATGCCCTCCTTACGGCAGAGCTTTACGAAGTCATCAAACGGCTCAACAGGAAATGCACGGCTTGCAAAGATGTGAGTGACCTTCGGCCACATCTCGGGGTCAATGTCCGTTATCTTCTCAATAAAAAAGACATCTACATCCTTGTGGCATATCAAGGGTGCAAATGTCCTGTGGTGTGATACACCCGAGTTCTGCTTGTGGAAGGCAAGCACAAAGGGTCTAATCATACGCTCGCCTCTTGGTCTTTGAACCATTGCGCCATCGCTTTGCGGTCTAAATATCTTACCCACATCCGAGCAGCTACTGCCCTGCGTTGGGGTTTGAAGGGGTAGGTGCTACGGAGCTGCGCCATAGCAATCCTCATAAACTGATCTTGCATTATTCTTTGGTATTTCAGGTGTTGCAAAAAATGCAACAATTGGTTTGATGTTAAAGTTTGGTGTTCCAATAGTATTCGCATTGGCCGTGCTTGACAGGTACGCCAACAAAGAACGATTGGTACATATCCGTAGGGGCGGTAAAGCGGTAGCACGTTTCTTTGAGGGCGCAGCCCTCGCCCGTGCATTTGGTGATGTCGGTCATAACGTGCCTACTATTGTGTATGAGTCCAAGTCCTCACCCAAGATGAAGAACTGCTTGTACATTTCAATAGCCTCAAGGGTCTTGCGTTCTCCCTCTGCCACGAACTCGGGGCTTACAGAGTAGATGCCTATGTCAAGGCTTGCCTTGTCAATAGCGACAAAGAAAAACTTATCAATCGGCACTCCGAACAATCGGGTGTAGATAAATGCCTGCACATCGTATCCGTACTTCTTTGCAGAATAAGGGAATGCTCGTAGGTCGGTTGTTGTTTTTAAGTCAGCCAAGAATCCATCAGCATAGATGTCAGCCTTCGCCCTAAAGGGCAGGCCGCCAATCATACCAATCTTCGGCACCTCAAACTCGCAGCCTGTGATAAGCCCAAGCACGTTCTCGTTGCGCAGGAGCGCATCAGAGATGCGTTGCGCCTCGTTGTACTCTTTGCGGGTGCATAGGTTGCGCTTGCCCTTTGCATCCTGCCACGCCTTTGCGTTCTTGCTCTGCACCTCAATCACCTCGTAGTCCGCCACCCTGTGCGGCTCAAGAGCCATCAGGTGAACGAGTCTGCCTACCGCAAACGCATCGGAGTCCTCGCTGCCATATTTTGTAACGTAGTGGTACGTCTTGGGTGATGTCAGCAGCAGCTTACAAGCCGAAGATGACAGGGCGTTCTTGCCCAACACTCCGTAGTAAAAGTCATCATCGTGCATCTTCTCAAGGACTGTCTCCATATCCCAAGTGCTGCCATCTAAAAGTTCTATTATTTTCATTTTGTTTCTGTTTTGAATGTTGCTTCATACCATTGGTCAAAGGGAACACGAAGCAGGGCATCGTGGTAGGCAATACGCAAGGTAACCTTCTCAATGGTTTCTATGTCTTTGAGGATTGATTCGGATATGTCTACCGACTTGAGCTCTCGGAGTAGTTGGGATATAGTTTGATATTTCATTTGATTGGTTTTAATTATTCTTCTGACGCTACTTGAGTTGCCCAATTCATCCACTTAATGTAGATGTCATCGGCAAGGCTTGGTATATCCCTGTAAATGGATGTGGTAGGGTATGCGGTGGTGTTGGTATAGCCATCCTCATTGTATGACTCCTCTATGTATGTGATTTGCATCTCGTACTCGTAGAAGTCTGCAACGTGAACGTAGCCAAGCCACTTGGCAAGAATCTCATCGGAGTTCTTGTCATCGGGGTTGTAATCCTCAAGGGCATCCCAATAAGACTGCGGTAGCAGGTCGGCATCTTCAAGCCAAAACTTTAGGTCGTTGTATGTGAATATCATATCCCAAGAAGTTCAAGAGTCCATAGGTATGCCCAAAACGTCAGCGCAAGAGCGCAGAAGTATGCCGTGTTTTTAAGTAGTAGTTTCATTCTGATTGGTATTAAATGTTTGTCAAATATATAACAAATAATTTAATTACCAACAATGCAACAAAAAAAAAGAGGACTACTTGCCCTCTCTGAATTGCGTGTAGCAAACTGCTACTGCTTGGTCTTTGTCTTGGTACTCGCTTCCGATAGCCTCCAAGCAGCGTTGGATGTATTCGGCTTGCTTTTCTCCGCTTTGAACTTTAGGTATTGGCATAGTGTAAAAATAAATTGATTTGATTAAATAGTTGCTCCTTATCTAAGATGCCTTCCTTGCCGTAGTAAACATAAACATAGGGTGCAAACTCCTGCTTGTATCGCTCATTCTTGGCGCGGTGCGCCTCCTTTGCTCGTAGTTGGTAGGGGCTGCCCATTGCTTTGTAAGACTCAGGCTTGATTTGCAAGCCGAGCATCAGGGTTTTGTTGTAGAACATCTCCGCATCAATGCAGTAGTCGTGGTCAATGTTAAAGGTGGTCTTCTTAAAGTTCGCATCGGGGAACGCTGCGTTCAGCTCCTTTACTACAATCAGCTCCTTTTGGTAGCCGTTCCACGTCTGACCGATTACACGATGCCAAATGTATTTTTTAATCTGTTGCTCCTCAACATTCGGTAGCCTGCTCTTTAGTTCTTCAT